TAAAAGCCTTAACTCTTTCACCTACTTCAGCGTAAGACTTACCTTGTAAATTAATTGTTTTCATATCTGCCATATATTTCTCCTTATTTAGATTCAATGTAATACTTAGCGTAACTACTATTTTTACGACCAGTTCTTTTTTTTGTTACCATTACCATAGGAATATCATAACCATCTCTATGTCGAAGGTTGTAAATTCTTGCAGCAAGTCTAGAAATATACAAGTTATCTCTAGCTTCTTTATCTGTTATTGAGCCATGCTCATTTAACCAAGTCCAAACTTCTTGTTCTTGAGTTATTTTTTCATGTAATTCAATTGGTACAATCATATTATTCTCCTCAGTTGTGTATTCTGGATAAACAAAATCTTTATTTGTATAACCATACTTAATTAATAAATTAATCATTCTTGGTGTTATTGGGTGATGTGCTTCGACATCAAATACATCTGCTATCTGTGAACCTCTCATAATTTTGCTCCTGTTTTAAGTTCAAAAGATAAACGGTCTTGTAACACATCTTTGATTTGCTCTGTAAAGTCATAATCGAAGTCTTCTTCGTAATCTCTATACTTTCCATAGACTTGAGTAGAAAACCTGTAATATCGAAGATTTGACACCTTTAAAATAGCATCACTAAGTGTAAGCACATCTTCTACTTTCAAAGTTTGATCCAAATCATGAACTAAGTGTTCAACTTCCATCAGGATATTGTCTGCCTCAGTCATGCACTCGTCACGAGCATCATCAAAATTAGCCTCCCATTGTGATTGGAAGGCATCGCCTTGTTGTAATGATTCTTTAGTTTCCATGTACATCCTCCTTGTCATGATATAAACGCAAAGCAGTGTCAACCATCTTGTCTGTAATTACTTCGCCTCTGTCTGCAACCTTCATAAGTTCACGTCTCATAACTCTACGAGCCTTGCGACCATATGAACTGGGCTTACCACCGTGCAGCATATCTTTCTCTTTAATAGAATTAGTACCCATTATGCCCCCCATAGTGCTGACTGCACATTCTTAGGAGCATTAGATTTTCTACCGAACCAAATCTTAGCCATGTGTTGTAGTTGTCTAACAGTTCCACGTGTATCTTTATACTCAACAAAATCTTCAGCAACTTTGTTAGGTACACGCTCAACATGGATTGGATAATCAATAAAGATTAAGTGAGTCCATTTGTTGCCTTGCTTAGTAATTAAAGCAAGACGATGTTGGTACATGCCATTCTTACGCATGAAATGTGTTTTGACTGATTTCATTATTTAGCCTCCACATTTTTTTGACCAAACATTCTAAGTGCTGTATGTTCTGCAATTTTAAATTCACCACCACCGACAACACGTCTAACAATAAATGGCATTTTTCTCGCTCTATTATTAAAACCAACAAGTGTGTATTGTTTACCATTCATAGTGCCTTCTACTCTTAAATCAAAAGTTTCTTCACCGTGCATATTACGATACTTGTTTTCTTGTTTAAGCATCTTCAACATTTCAGTATCAGCATTAGCTAATCTAACTTTGAAGTTAGTAAACTTTACAGAGTCATCATCGTAGGTCGCATTACCAAAATCAAGGACTAATCCATTGTCTTCAAGTATTACGTCTAGGGAATCTTTAATGATCTGTCTAATATCATTAATAGATTGAGGGTTAATAGTATCAATGTTGTATTTAGTTTTCATTTGTATCTCCAATCGTAGTTAAAAAGTGCCGATTTGTTAAGCTCGACACAGATATTATATACTAATATTGGTATACATTCTAACTAATTTATAAAAATAATTTAGCGTGTTAATTAAAAGTGTGTATCATTTAAGTCTTGATTTAGAGTTATTTAGGTCCTAATTTCTAGGATCGGATAGCAAAAATGCCTAGAGTGGTTGAAGCTCTAAGCATTTTCTAAACTGGTGTTTGCCCCACCGTTCTATGAAAGATTATACCATTTTCAGTTCATAAGGCAACCATCGGAATACGAAGGTGATATGTCTGTTAATTCGCACTCACACCTAAAAAGAGATTTGGCAAGTATTTCAAGTAGCTGTTGATTGATGTTAGATTAAGAAGGTTTACACTGGTACCCACCTTGAACCGATAAAGAATATCTAGCGTAGAGTTGCAGAAGGCCAAGTACGGATCATACCGTAGCAATGAACTCTAACTTGTATAGCTATGATGGTTACAAGCATTGGATGATACTGCGATGAGCTGTAGACTGATGTTAATCTCTAACTGCTTTAACTAGTGGTTAGGGATTGATTTGCCTGAACTCACCAACTCCAAACTGCATCCTGATAAGTAAAAAGCAAAAGCTCTTGCTCTTAAAAAGGGATTTATCCCTCGGCTTTACCTAAGTCACTCGCTGAAAGCGAAATATAATGTTAAACCAACTAAAACAATGTACTAATATTGATATAATGTTACCTACACAATGTTTTTTTTTATTATGTCTAAAATTATATATTACGAATCAATACCCAAAGAATTAGAGCGCCTTGAAATTACACAAAAAGAGGCTGCTAAAATGTTAGGTTTATCATTAAGTGGTTTTACTTCCCGGATAGCATCAAACAAACCTATTACTCATTGGATGATCTATGGGTTAGCTAATTATCTAGAGCCAACAAAGCCTAGAAAACGAATCAAAAATGCCAAATAAAAACAGCCTCTATTATATTTCAGAGCCAACGTGCATTAGTTTTTCAGGTGGTAGAACATCTGCTTATATGCTGCATAAATGTTTAGAGGCCCATGATGGTAAATTACCTGATTATGCTATTGTAACTTTTGCTAATACCGGTAAAGAAATGCCTGAGACGTTAAATTTTGTTAGAGATGTGCAAGAAAAATGGGGAGTTGATATTGTATGGTTAGAAAGATTTGCTAGAAAAGCTACTGATGAAGAGAAAATTGGTAGGACCAAATACAAATATGAGACTAAAGTTGTTACTTATGAGACAGCCAGTAGAAAAGGTGAACCATTTGAAGCATTGATTAAAGCTAGACGATACGCACCAAACCCCGTTGCTAGGTTCTGCACATCCGATCTTAAAATTAGAGCCATTAAAGAATATCTTATAGATGTTTGTGGATTTGAAACACCTTACACTTCTTTAATTGGTATCCGAGGAGACGAACAACGTAGAGCTGCAAAGTTAAATGGTACGATTGAAAGTGGTCAGGAACGGTACTTACCTTTATGGTTAGATGGTGTTACTGCTCAAGATGTAGGAGATTTTTGGAAAAACAATGACTTTGATTTAGAGTTGCCTAACAATAATGGTGTTACGGACTGGGGAAATTGTGACTTATGTTTTCTTAAAGGCACCAATAAACGTCAAAGCATCATAAGAGAGCAGCCACATTTAGCTGATTGGTGGATAGAACAAGAAGCAAAACTGACAACTCAAGTTGGTAAAGCAGCTTATTTTAGAAAAGATGCACCAAGTTATGCTGCCATGAAAGCTCTTGCAGTTGACCAATCTAATATATTTGATGATTTAGAAGTAGATACAACAATACCGTGTTTTTGTGGAGAATAAAGTAATGGCAAAAAAACTAGATCACACGGAAAGAAAAAAATTAGTAAGAACTATTAGAGATGTTTTGGCAACTATCGAAGGTATTGAAGATGCAGAATTACAAACTAAACTTTGTGAGCAAATAATTGCTTTGTGTGACCAAATGAAATACAATTTAATTATAGATATGTACAAAGCTAAATGAGAAACGAAGAGCATGACATTCAAAAAGCAATATGCGAGTATCTAGACATTCGTAAAGTTTGTTATTGGGCAGTACCAAATGGTGGTAACCGTAGTAAACGTGAAGCTGGTCGATTAAAAGCTGAAGGTGTAAAGCCTGGAGTTCCTGATATTACTGTTATTAATGATGGCATGTACTATGGATTAGAAGTTAAGAAGCCTAGTACGTCTACACCAAAAGGTTATTTAAGCAAAGCACAAAAGGACCGGATACAACAAATAGAAGAAGTTGGAGGTGGCACCGTTAAAGTTGTGTATTCAGTTGCAGATGTGATCTTAACTTTTGCCGAATGGCAATTAGACTTTACAACAAGGGCAACATATGAAGCAAAATAAATACACCAAAGCAGCACGAGGGCAACCATGCACCCTGAAATTAGATAAATGCGAGAGTGGTGGTGATAACTTGACTACTATCTTTGCACACAAAAACGGTGGTCCGATGGGTTCTAAAATGACAGATGAGTTAGGTAGAGATATAGGATTTTTCAGTTGCCATTATTGTCATGCAGTTTATGATCGGCAAATAAGTCATCCGTGGTATAAACCTTATTTTGTTGATGAAATGGTAGAGTTTGCAATCCGTTCTACAGATAAAAAACTAAGTAAGATGGGAGTTAAACCTTGAGCAATCAGACTTATAAACGGATATTGTATAAGAATAAGCCAAAAGCAGAGATTGTAGAGAGCCAAGTAAAGACTTTTTTTAGAGATACAGACTGTGAGGAGGCCCTTATAACGATTTCACCTAACAAACAAAGTCGATCCGTAAAGCAAAATGCATTGTATTGGTCATGGTTAAAGATACTAGAAGAGACTGGAAACACACAAATGGCAATGCATACTTATTTAGCGTCTGAGTTTCTTGAGCCTGAGATTGAAGAAGTACAGGGTAGGCCAGTTCTTGTGATAAAATCGACCACACAACTGTCAGTTAAAGAGATGGCAGAGTATTTGTTACACGTTGAGGAGTTTGCAGATGATATAGGAGTTAACTTACCTAGACCAGAAGATTGGTTAAAATTAGTTAGTTAATTGGCTAGGGCATTTTTTTTATGTTACTGCGATTAGTGTTGCCAAGAGATAGAGAGTGTCCTAGACTAATTAGGAGAGAGAATGACTACTAAAGAAGAATATTTAACAGATAAAGACAAAAGATTTCCAGTTGAATTGAAATACAGAGTCTTATTAGATATGATTGCACAAGAATACGAAATAAGTGTTGAAGGTTTAGAAGCACACGTTACAACTTGTATTATTGAAGATTGCTTTTTAATGATGGAATATCTTGAAGCTCACAGAGGGGAGGTAAAGCTCAATGGCTAAGACTGGACTGTATGCAAACATACATGCGAAGAGAAAAAGAATAGCAGCTGGTAGTAAAGAAAAGATGAGAAGGAAAGGTAATAAAAAAAGACCTAGTGCTATGAATTTTAGACAGGCTGCAAAGACTGCAAAGGATCGAGGTATCTAATGAAAGGTGTTAAACATTATAAAAAAGATGGCTCTGCGTTTAATGGTAATAGCCATAAGATGGAAGATGGTACTTTGCATTCAGGCAAGACACACACAGCTTCGAGTATAAAGTTATTTCATTACGGTGATCTTACTAATAAAGCTCAGACAAAAGCCAAAACATCTTGGGGTAAATAATGGGTGCGCCAGTAAAAAAAGGTGACAATCCAAGAAGAGCTGCTTTCTTACAGAGAATGGGAAAGATGAAAGGGCCAGAGTATAAGAACGGTGAAGCAACACCACTCTTAAAAAGTCTAAGAGCTTGGGGAGCATCAAGTAAATCCGATGCGGTTGCAAAAGGTAAAGCGATTAGTAAAAGAAATAAAGCTAAAAAAACTAGGAGTGCATGATGGCTAGACCAACTAAGTGGAGTAAAGAGATAGAAGAACAGGCTTATGACTACATCAGAGACTATGGTAACCACGGTCATATGATCCCTAGCATTGAAGGATTAGCTATTGTTTTAGACCTTCACAGAGACACTTTATATGATTGGGCCAAGCAAAAAGATAAGAAGTTTTCCGACATATTAGGCAAGATATTACAAATGCAGCAGCTTACATTGATTAATGGAGGGTTGTCTAACAAGTTTAATTCAGCTATTACTAAGTTAGTTTTAGGTAAGCATGGCTTTCACGATAAGATGGAACAAGACATAACATCTAGTGATGAATCTATGAAGCCAACGGTTATTAAATTAGTTGGTAAGGTTAATGAGTGAAGTATCAATAGAACTACCACCTAAATTAGTTCCTGTATTTGAGGGAGAAGCAAGGACTAGATATTCGTTTGGCGGTAGAGGATCGGGAAAAACCAGAAGTTTTGCATTAATGACAGCAGTCTATGGCTATCGCTGGGGTATGAGTGGAAGGAAAGGGCAAATACTTTGTGCTAGAGAGTTCATGAATAGCTTGAGTGAGTCATCATTAGAAGAAATTAAGTCTGCTATACAATCCGTTCCGTGGTTAGATTCTTATTATGAGTGTGGTGACAAATTCATTAAATCCAAAGATGGCAATATAAATTACGTGTTTGCTGGTCTTAGGAGATCATTAGACTCAATTAAGTCAAAGGCTAGAATTATCTTATGTTGGATTGACGAGGCAGAGGCTTTAAGTGGAAGAGCTTTTGATATTCTCCAACCTACCATCCGTGAAGTAGACTCAGAGATATGGGTAACGTGGAACCCTGAGTCAAAATACTCTGCAACACACGAAAGATTTAGAGCAAATCCTCCAGCTAATAGTCGTGGTGCCATGTTAAATTATTATGATAACCCTTTTTTTCCAGCAGTATTGGAGGAGCAAAGGCTAGAAGATAAAGACAAACGACCTGATATGTATGAGCATATATGGGAAGGTGGGTTCTTGATCTACTCGGAAGGGGCATATTTTAGCAGCGAGATGCGAAGAGCTAGAGATGAAGATCGGATAAGTAATGTAAGTTATGATAGAGGTAAAGGCGTTGTAACCAGTTGGGATTTAGGCGTAGGTGATTCAACAGCTATATGGTTTGCACAATTCATAGGCACAGAAGTACATCTAATAGATTACTATGAGGCATCAGGTGTTGGCCTAGAGCATTATGCTAAAGTCTTACAGGATAAAAATTATGTGTATGATCAACACATCTTTCCACATGACGTGAGAGTTAGAGAGCTTGGTACCGGGAAGAGTCGTATTGAAACATTAGAAGGATTAGGCATAAGAGATATAGAGATAGCACCATCATTACTGATAGACGATGGCATACAAGCAGTACGTGCAATGTTAGATAAGTGTTGGTTTGATGCTGAGAAGTGTGAAAAAGGTATAGATGCTTTAACAAATTACTCACGTGATTGGGATGACAATGGTAAAACATGGCGCATGAGACCATCTCATAACTGGGCATCACATGGCAGCGATTCATTTCGTTACCTAGCAATTGGTTATCAGCCTTATAATGAGTCATGGGATAAACCTATTAGAAGAAATATGAAAGGGATTGTATGAAAGGCTTGTTGGGTAATATGTGGGATAACAAAGAGAGTATAGTCGGTGGACTCTTTAATATTTTTAATGGACCGAAGAAAGAAGCAGAGCTTGGAGCTGATATTAACTACGGATTGTTAGCACAGAACTTTGCACCTGATATAAAAGAGACAGGTGAAGAAATTAAAACAATGGTTACTAACCCACGTGAAACAGGAAAAGCTGTTGTTGATCTAGTAGGAGGAGCTTGGAGAACTGGTTTAGGTAAAGTTATGCCTGAAGGTGTAATGGATTTTCTTGAGAGCGTAGATAAAAAAGTAGGCTATGACAGTAAACCAAGAGAAGAATTAGCGCAAGGAGCATGGAAAGACATAGTAGCTACTCATGGTAGTATTGATGGCTTTAAGAAGTTTGCACAAGAAAACCCTTTTGAGGCAATGTTAGAACTTACAGGTGCCGGGTTAGTTGCTAGACAAGTTAAGAACGTAACTGCTCCTGTTGTAAAAAATGCAATACAAGCAGCTGAAGAGACAGGATTGATGGACCACGTAAGAAAATTTGGATCATTGCCTGTTGGATTATCAATCATAGATGTTAATAAACGCTATCCGGGTGTATCAGATGAGATAAAAAAACAATTAGCAATGGGGTTAGGCAGAGATAGAATAGCTGATGACTTAATAATTGAGGCACTCAACAAAGGTGTCATGGATATAGATGTAAAGAAAACAGGAACACCACTCGAACATAATTATGTATCAGCTTACGATGTTTTACCGGGTAGAGTAGTTGCATCAGGTATGGCAGATGCCTCATCTACTGGTCAAACTATTAGAGAAGTTGGTGGTAAAGAAGTTGGTTATGGTGGTTCAATTGAAGAAGGTGGTCAACAGTTTGCTGATAAGTTTTTAAACATGGCCTGGGCCAATGATCCGGGTACTATATCAACACTTGTTAACAACTTAAAAGAGTCTGAAAAATTACGTGTTAAATCAGGTCTTTTAGATGATACTGCCTTTGCACCTTTCCAAATGGGGTTAGGAGCTATTAATTTCTCAGTTCAAATGGTTGACACAATGGTTAAAGCTGCTAAGACTAATTTACCCAAAAAACAAATAGCAGACATAGACGATAAAATTAGAACAACAGAATACTTAAAAACATTTAACAAAGGTAAACCTGATGAATTTAAAAAGAAAGTATTGTTAAATCCTGATTTTGTTGGATTAGATAAAGTTGATTTAACTAAATTGTCTGGCCCACAAAAGAAAGATATTATTAGAATACTTGATACTAATGCTAGAGATGATATTGGCTCAATGTTGCAGCATCAATTAGCTAACAGTGATCCACAACAATTAATTACCGATCCTTATACACTTCACAATGTAATGATTCCGGATAAAATTGCACCAAATGCAGATGGTTTTATTCCATCAGGTCATAGAACATATGGAGCAGCTGTACCCGGACAAATGGTTGGTAGGCTTAAAGAACCAATAAATCTATTAGACTTAATGGTTATAAAAGACAACAAAGGGAAAAGAATAACTAACGAGAGAATGAAAGGCTCTAAAAAAGCCTCATTAAACAAATCTATTATGGGGCAAAAAATTCGTCAAGTCATCACAGAAGAGGATGTTGACAGAGCTGTAAAAACAAATCAACGGAGAATGGGTTTGCTCTTATAACAAGTAACATTATTCTTATTATATGATAAACTTACGCTAAACTAGGACTGACTATGGCATTAAATACGTACACAGGCTTAAAAACAAGCATTGCTGATTTCTTAAATAGAGATGATTTAACAGCAGTTATACCTGACTTTATTTCATTGGCTGAAGCACAGATCAATAGAGACATACGCCATTGGAAGATGGAAGCAAGAGCCAACGGACAACAATCAAATCTCGATGAATACATGCAGATACCAGCTGACTGGGTAGAAACAATACGATTACATTTAACAGGATCGGGAACTTCTACAGTAAATTTGGTATCAAGAGATGCTATGGCAGATAAACGCCAAGCAAACAATAATGAAACAGGAACACCAACACATTACACTCATGCAGATGGACAATTTCAATTGCACCCAACTCCAAGTAATGACATAGATTTTGAGTTACTCTACTATCAGAAGCTAGACGCTTTAAGTAGTAGTAACGCAGATAATTGGCTTTTACTAGAAGCACCTGATGTATACCTCTATGGAGCGTTATTACATTCAGCACCGTATCTAGCAGATGACCAAAGAGTAGCTGTATGGGCGCAGTTGTATGGCGCAGCAGTACAGCGTTTAAACGAAGTCTCTGAAGACGCTAGGTTTAGTGGTTCAGGGTTAACACTTAAAGTGAGGGGATTGATATGAGTTTTACCAACTTTTTAGAAACAGAAATTTTAGATCACGTATTTGCTGGAGCGGCTTACACAGCTCCTTCTCAGCATTACTTAGGATTGTTTACAGCCGCACCGGGAGAAGCTGGTGGAGGTACTGAACTTTCAGGTAGTGCATATGCGAGAAGACCAGTAGACTTTTCAACTTCAGGCGCTACAACATCTAATGATGCGGCTATTGAATTCGCAACTGCTACAGGTAATTGGGGTACAGTAACTCACGTTGGAGTTTTTGATGCGGCAACGTCAGGTAACTTAATGGCTTATGCGACTTTATCGTCAAGTAAAGCTATTGCTACTGGTGACGTATTCCGTGTGCCAACTGGTGACTTAGATATAACGCTGAACTAATCTAACGATTAGGGGCTGACGTGGCAACTGTAAATGTTACTGCTTATTCGTATGGCACGAGTACGTATGGTTCACATGAATATGGTGAAGACTCACTACCGATAGTAATATCGGCAAGTGCTAGTGTTGCTGGTTCTAGTGAGCGTATACATCAATCTGCGTTAGAAATAAGTGTAACGTCAGGTGTAGCTACAATAGGTGGTTTTACTGCGGCGGCTGATGCAATTGTAAGTGCTACTTCTACTACTACTTGTAGTGGTCAAAGACTTGCTCTGTTTCCTTCAGGAAATATAGTAGCCACATCTTCAGTATCTATTACTGGTAATGCTACATTTGCTTCAGGTGGTTCGGTTACAGTAACGGTAGCTTCAGGAGTTAGTGCGGCTGGTGAGAAGTTTATACTTGAAGAAACAGATGCTCAAGGTTATGGTTCTTATCTGTATGGCGTAGGTGTTTTTGATTTATCTAACCTACAAACTATTATAACAGCTACTTCTACAGTTACTTGTAGTGGTGAAAAGATTAATGTAGATGGCGCTCAAATGACTTCTACATCTACTGTTAGCGCAATAGCAAGAAGAGTTGCTTTAGGTTCAGTCTTAATAAATGGTACTTCAGTTACTGTAGCTACTAGCAATGGTAATGGCACAAGAGTTAGAACAAGTGCCGCTCCTATGACTTCTACTGCTACAGTTGCACCAGCCTCTACAATTGTAAGGGTAAGAACAACTCCAGTAGCAATAAGCGCAATAGCAAATCTTTCTAGTGGTAGTGTGTTTGTGGTTAGTGACACAGCTACAGTAAGTGCGACAGCCACTATTGCCGCTATATGTAATCGAGTAAGATTCGGTTCAGGTACACCAACAGCTAACGCTAGTATTACAGTATTAGGCTTTGCCACGAGAGGTGGTATCGCATCGCTGACAGGAACTGCAACTACGGTTACAGATTCCGAAAGAATTCATCAAGGACATGCAGTCACACAACCAGCATCAAGTATTTTTGCCTCCTGTAACAGAGTGCAAAGAATGGGTGGTGCATTAAGCTCAGAGTCCTCAATAACTACAC